GAAGCTTGGGAGAGTAAACCATCAAATGGTTACCCAACTCCACCTGAATTAAAATATATTAAAAAGGTAGGAGTTCTGAAAAAAACTGATGTAAAGTTGGAATTGATTCAGAACTCCGATTTTTTTTGTATGATAGACGCAATGGATGATGTAGTTGCGTTAGCCTGGGAGAGTGAGGAAGAACAAGGACAAAAAAGACTTGTATTCCGATTCGGAGAAGAGGAACAAAAAATAAAAGACAAACTCTATGAAAGAGATTTGATATTAGAATTTGAAAAGAAAGTTGTATATGAAAACTAATTTAAAAGCACTTCAATTAATAGAAAAAGGATTATCGGCAAAAACTGTTCATAAATTAACGGAATCTCAAGTTAATACTCTACATTCGAGATTAATGATTGCTGAGAAAAAAGAAACTAAAGAAGCTGTTACAGTTACAAAAAAAGAGACAACATATCCTGCATCAGAAGTTAATGCGATGAAAGCCAAGGGTCAATCAATTCCAGGTGGAAGCAGTGTTAGAGTAAATGCTGATGATAGTGTTACCGTAACTGCTGAAGGAGAAGTTAGTGAAGACGAGACAGATGATGTTGGTGACCAAAATGCGTTAGGTGCTGATGCATTACAAAACTTGACAGGACAAGAGGCTCCACATGATGCAAATGATATGGCTCCTGATGGAATGGATGACGATTCAGATGATAAAAGAGCTATGATGGGTATGGCTGAAGCGAAAAAAGAAAAGGCAAATCCTTGGGCAATATGTCACGCACAGGTAGGTCCTAAAAAAACAAGAAAGTTTGAAAGATGTGTTCAATCTGTAAAAAAACAATTGGGAGAAGGAAAAAATCCTGTATCTTTGTTTTTAGAAAATCAGATTATGAAAATTGTAGAAAGAAATTTACCTCCGAAGATTACTAAAGGAGAGTTGTTAAAATACTTGGCAGAAGCTGGTCCTGCAACAGCACCATCAAAACCAAAAACTTCTCCAACAACAAAACCAGGAAAACCTTCAACTAAACCAAGACCAAGTCATCCAGGAAAAAATCCAAACCCAGGTGAAAAAGAATCACCAAAGGCTAAGAAAGTTTCACCTGAGCAAGCAAAAGATGAAGTTCTTGACCTTATTATTAATTTATTACAGAAATAGTCATGGCAAAAAAATTGAAAGAACAAATAGATTACGGAAATACTCCAGAAAGAATGGACCCAAGTTTGGAAAGAAAATTGGCTAGTCCTGAAAATTTATATGCATCAAATCCTGCTATGAAAAAAGGGGCTGCTGATGTTCAAAGACTTGTTAGTAATAGATTCCAAAAAGTTGCTAATAAATTGAGAGAGGTTACTGGGATTGAGAACCTTAGTTCGAAACAAGTTCAGGGAATGGTATACAATGAAATGATGAGGAAACTTCCTAATATCATGAGAATTGAGGCCGCACACAAAGACGAATTGAAACAATTAGCCATAGACGCTTCGTTGGAGGAGGGTGAAGTTCCTGAAGGGTGGTATGAAATTGAGGCTCATTTAGGTGAACAACCTGATACTTCAGATTTTAGATATCAACCTGAAGAACCTGAAGATGAAGAGGAAGAAGATGATGATGAAAAAGAAAACTTAGAACTTCCTTCATTTGATATTGAAGATTTAACGGACGAAGAAGAATTTGAATTAGAAAAACACAAGAGAAATATAATCAATGCAATCATCCAAGGTGCTGCGAAAAAAGGACATTACATTTTCCAAAAACCTGATGTTAAAGCAAGATTAGACGCTATCGACCCTTCTTTATACAGAGACTATTTGGGTATTATGGCAATCAATGATTTCATGTATTTTACCATGGAGCAAATGATTGAAATGATGAGTCAGACAGGACAAGGAGTTGCCGGAAAAGTATCTTTAGAAGATGCCGATGATGATGGTGAAGAAGGCGGAGAAGGTGGTGGAGAAGAACAACCTGACACAAAAATAGTTGCCACAGGTATGATTTTCCCTATTTTATGTCATGAGATAATCAAAGGATTAGAAGAGGCTAAAGGTAGACATGGTCATTCTAAAAACCCTGATGTTCGTGAAAAAGTTAGAGGTGCTGTTGATGTATTATCAAACGAACCGATGCAATTGAGAATAGGCCCTGAAATTGTAGAAAAAATAAGATTTGCCTTACCCGATGAAATGTTTGATGAATCAAACAAAGGCCTAATAAACTGGTTCCATATCTTGTTATACCAAGTGCCAGCTCAGGAATTTTTGGAAATTGTAGGTAATGCTATTTCCGAAGACCAATCTAAAATCAGTAGAGCTACTTCAAGATTCGAAGAAATTATGAAGGAAGCGATGCAGATGAAAGAAGAGTTTGAGAATTACAAAGAAGAGAATGACACAGAATCGGACAGTGATGACGATGATGAAGATGACTTGGATGATTTCTTAGGTAGTTTGGGTATATCGAGACCCAAATAATGATTTGTGACTAAAGAACAATTAATTATAGAAGTAACGAAGTGTATGAGGAATACTCCTTATGCACTTCGAACTTATTTACAGACATACGATAACACAGTTTCAAAGTATGTTCCCTTAGACCTTTTTCCTGACCAAGTAAGTTTGATTGAAGACTACGATAACCACAATGAAAATATAGCATTGAAATACCGTCAGGCTGGTGTATCAACAGTTACTGCAGCTTGGGCTTCAAAAAAATTGGTATTTGCCAAAAAACAAAAACCTGAAAAGATTCTAATCATTGCCAATAAGTTAGATACATCTGTCGAGATGGCTAACAAGATTAGAAGTTTTACAGAACAGTGGCCTGCATGGGTTGGTGTTGGATTTTCAAAAGAAAAAAACTCTCAAAGACACTTCAAACTTACAAATGATTGTGAAGTTAAATCTGTTGCAACATCTAAAGATGCCCTGAGAGGTTATACCCCAACCATCCTTATCTTTGATGAGGCGGCGTTCATTGAGGCTGACGGGGATTTTTGGTCAGCGTGTATGGCCTCACTATCTACGGGTGGTAAGGTTATTGTTGTTTCAACTCCTAACGGATATGACCCAATCTATTATGAAATTTATGACCAATCTTTGAGAAACATGAACGATTTCAAAATATCTGAAATGTTTTGGTATCGTGACCCTCGTTATACAAAAGACCTTTTCATGGTTAAAACAAACGATTTGGTTCATTATCTTCTTAACAGAGAAGAATATTCCAAAGATTTGATTGTTGATTTATCGATTGAAAATCCATATGAAAGAGACCATACTATTACAACAAATTATATAGAACAAGGATATAAACCATGTTCCGCTTGGTTTGAAGGAATGGTTAAGAAATTGAAATTCGATAGACGTAAGGTTGCACAGGAATTGGAATGTAACTTCTTGGGTTCAGGTGATAACGTGTTTGAATCTGAACTTATGCAAAATATTGCCAAGAATATGTTAAGAGAACCATCCGCTAAGTTGATGGGAGGGTCTTTATGGATATTTAAAGAACCCGTTAACGGTCACAAATATGTTATGGGTGTCGATGTATCGCGTGGAGATTCGGAAGACTTCTCGTGTATCCAAATCATTGATTTCGATGAAAGAGAACAGGTGCTAGAATATGTCGGGAAAGTTCCACCAGATGTTATTGCGGAAATCGCATATAAGTGGGGAACGATGTATAATGCTTATTGTGTTGTGGATATCACGGGAGGTATGGGAGTTTCAACTGCAAGAAAAATGCAGGAAATGTCTTATGGAGGTGGTTTATATGTTGACAATATCGATACAACAAACAAATGGAAATGGGACCCCAAATTAAATGAAAAAATACCAGGTATTAACTTCAATAGTAAAAGAGTTCAAATTATTGCAGCATTTGAAGAAGGTATGAGACATGATTTCAGAGTATATTCAAATAGATTATACAACGAAATGAATACTTTCATTTATATCAATGGAAGACCGGACCACCAAAAAAATCATCATGATGACTGTATAATGGGGATTTCTATGGCAATCTATGTTGCTGAAAAATCTTTCCAATCTTTAAATAAAGTTACAAATCATACAAAAGCCATGCTAAATTCTTGGACAAGTAATGTTCATGAAAATAGAAATACTTCTGATTTCTTTAATCCAATGATTCCACAGATGGGTAAAGATTCAAGAGTATGGAATAATGGAGCATCAAAAAAAGACTACGAAACATATAAGTGGTTATTCGGGGGTTGATAGTATTTATATTATCAAAGAATTAAGTAAAATTGTATCATGGCAGAACAGAATTTAACAGTTTGGCAACGATTATCCAAAACTTTTGGTCCAAATTCCCTTTTGGGTCAAGACTATCCAACTTTCAAGTTTGATAAGAAAGAAATATTACGCACAAAAAGTAGAGAAGAATATGAGAAGGAAAAACTTCAAGCTCAACAATCATTCTATTTGGCAGGTCAATGGACAAAGGTTGAAAACAATTTATATTCTCAAGCCATCTATTACGAACCATCAAGATTATCTGCCCAGTATGATTATGAATCGATGGAGTATACTCCTGAAATTTCTGCAGCATTAGATATCTACGCTGAAGAATCTACAACGACAAACGAAGATGGATTCATTCTTCAGATTTATTCTGAATCAAAAAGAATCAAATCAGTATTAGCTGACTTATTCAATAACGCACTTGATATTAACACTAACCTTCCAATGTGGACAAGAAATACCTGTAAATATGGTGATAACTTTGTTTACTTGAAGTTAGACCCTGAGAGAGGAATTGTTGGATGTCAACAACTACCAACAATTGAGATTGAAAGACATGAGGTAGGTGCGAGTCAAAAGATTTCAGTTCAGATTGAAAAAACTGAACCGAACAAAGCCTTAACTTTTACTTGGAAGAACAAGAACATGGAATTCCAAACTTGGGAGATTGCCCACTTTAGATTATTGGGTGACGATAGAAAACTCCCATACGGAACTTCTATGTTAGAAAAAGCAAGAAGAATTTGGAAACAATTGTTACTTTCTGAAGATGCGATGTTGATTTATAGAACATCAAGAGCTCCTGAAAGAAGAGTATTCAAAGTATTCGTCGGAAACATGAATGATGACGATGTTGAAGCATATGTTCAACGTGTTGCCAATAAGTTCAAAAGAGAACAAATTGTAGACAGTAAGACAGGTAACGTAGATATGAGATTCAACCAAATGGCAGTTGACCAAGATTACTTCGTTCCTGTGAGAGACCCTGCAGCGCCAAATCCAATTGATACTTTAGCTGGTGCTACAAACTTATCAGAGATTGCCGATATTGAATATATTCAGAAGAAATTATTGACGGCTCTTCGTGTTCCAAAAGCATTTTTAGGATTTGAAGAAGTTGTTGGTGATGGTAAGAATTTATCTCTTCAAGATATTAGATTTGCCAGAACAATTAATAGGATTCAAAAAAGTATTTTGCAAGAACTAAACAAAATTGCAATTGTCCATTTATTCTTATTAGGTTTCGAAGATGAATTATCAAACTTTACTTTAGGTCTTTCAAACCCATCTACACAAGCCGACCTATTAAAAATAGATGTTTGGAAAGAAAAAGTATTATTATACAAAGATTTAGTTGCAGACCCAGGAAATGGTATTCAAGCAACTTCATCTACATGGGCTAAGAAACACATCTTTGGTTGGTCTGATGAAGAAGTTAAACTTGACTTACAACAACAAAGAATTGAAAGAGCAGTTGGTGAAGAATTGAAAGCAACTGCAACAGTTATCACAAAGACAGGATTCTTCGATAATATCGACAAACTTTACGGAACAACAACAGGAACCACAACAACACAAGGTGCTGAAACAGAAACTGAAAGTCCACTACCATCATTCGGAGGAGGAAGTGAACCAGCTGGACTACCTGAACCAGCAGGTGGAGAATTAGGAGGAGGTGAAGCTCCACCACCGGCAGAAGCAGGTGGAGGTGAGGCTGAAGTAACACCTGAATCAAGAAAGAAGGACTTTAATATTTTAGTTGAAAATAACATGATTAAAGGAGACCAATTCCTTGATTTAGGAAAAGCTAGAGAATCTTTGGGAGAAATTTCAAAAGAATTGGATAAGTTATTAAATTCATAATATTTATATTCAAATACAAAAAAATGACTTTCGGACAAGTAAAATCCATTATTGAAAAAAATCTTATTGAATCGTATAGAAACGAGAAAGAATTTAAAAAATCTTTAAGAGAATTTAAGGAAAATGTTCTCAACAGTAAGTCGTTGTCCAAGGTTTATAACTTGTATGACCAACTTTCAACTTCTCAAGGTCTGAGTGCTTCAGATGCTAATGAATATGTTAATGAAGGTATTGGTCTTATCCAAAGATTATTACCAACAATCAAAATGCCAAAAAGTATATCTGAAAGTAATGACAACTTATATTCAGACATTGATACTTTAGTTTATACAAATAAGCTCAATATCCACGAAAGATTACAGGCTAGAAAAAATATCATCAAAGTTTTAACTTCAGAAAACAAAATTGTTAAAGAATCTATACAAATTCCAATTAGCACAATGGTGAAAATCGCTAACCAAACTTTGGAAAATTATGTGGATACTATGGACGAACAATCTAAAAAAACCTTTATTGAAATTCTTAAATCTGATGGTGAAAATTTAAAAGAAGGTTTTTCAGCACTTAAAGAAAAAACTATCGAAAAATTGAATTCGATTCTTGGCGAACAAAAAGAAAGTGATGTTATTGAAAAAATAACTGAAACAATTAACAAATTGAAAGGAGAAGAATTCAATCAAATTAACTATGTAAAATTAGTTACTTTAGAAAAGAATTTATAATTCGTTAACTTTTCTTTGTTTGTAAATTGCTTTCAACTTCTGAGCTCTTTTCTCAACAGATTTTTTTGTGAATTCTTTCCTATTCATCAATTGTTGATTTTGTTTGGTCTTAATAACTTTAGACTTTAAAGTCTTGAGAGCTTTCTCAATGTTTTCGTTGTTTTTAATTTCTATAATTAACATATTCTGAAATAAATATTATTGTTTTTTGTAATTTTTTGACATTGAGTTTTATATGTCTTATTTTTATTGAAATAAACTTTAATAACATGAAATTTAATGAAAAAAGGTAAAAGTGTAAAGTTGAATCTTTACAGTCCAATCAAATCAGTATATGGCACTGTCGATTCAAAAAATTTAAAATCAATTTACATTAATATCCAATCTTGGGTATGTCCCAAAAAAGACCACGATAATTGGCATAGGGTTGTATGTAATCTCAATCGTGAAATAAAGCATTCAGTATTCAATTCAATATCTCAAACAGTTTTTATGGATAAAAGCATTGTAGATTTAGATTTAAGAACGAGTGGGATATTAGTCGGAAAAAAATCTTTTTTTAATTTAGAAGTAAATTTATATACAAATGAAGAATTAGATTTCAAATCTCAAGAATTAAAAGATTCAGTTAAAAGAATCGTTAAAAACATTTTTACAAATAACCTTACAAACAATTCTTATTTCGACTTTTATAAAACCAAAAAGTAAAATAACAACTAAACTTACTCAATCAGTATATTTATTTCTAAAAGAGTTATGAAGAAATTAAGAATTCTTGAGGCAAATGAATCAGGTCATGGTATTTTGATTGAAATGGATGCTGGCTATGTGTCTCCTCGTGAAGATATGAATGCAGCTTTTTTAAGAGAGGCTGTCAAAATGGATTATAAAAATCCTTTTGAATTTTATGCTGTTCTACAAAAATACGACACTCCAAACAGAAATGGTAGATTCTATCCTGAAAGAATACTCAAGAGAGAGGCTGAAAGATATAAAAAAATGATTGCTAAAGGTTTATCAACTTCAGAATTAAACCATCCAGAATCTTCTTTAATTGACCTCGATAGAGTTTCACACATAATAACAGACGTATGGTGGGATAAGAATATATTAATGGGTAAATTAAAATTACTCACTTCACCAGGTTTTCATGAAAGGGGTATCGTTTCAACTAAAGGTGACCAAGCGGCTAACTTAATGAGACAAGGGGTAACCATGGGTGTTTCATCAAGAGGTGTTGGTTCCTTGAAAAAGGTTGGGGAAAGAAATGAAGTTCAAGACGACTTCGAGTTAATTTGTTTTGACTTAGTATCCTCACCTTCAACACCTGGTGCTTATCTTTTCTCAGATGTGAACGAAAGAGAAAAATATGAAGAAAATCTTGAAGAAGAAAAGAAAGTTTCACAACCTGAGAAGAATTTAGACAAGTCTATTGATTTGATGAAAAAACTTACCGATTTTTTAGGTAAATAAAAATTAAAATTATGGACGAAAAGTATTTTGTTGCTAAAATCACCTATGACCTTCCTGATGAAAACTCTGGTAAAATTAAAAAAATTAGAGAAGAAAAATTAGTTAAAGGTTTTTCAGTAACTGATGTTGAGGCAAAAGTTACAAAAAAATATGAAGGGTTTTCTCATGATTGGAGAATAACCTCAGTTTCAGAGAGTAAAATCGATGAAGTAATTGATTAAAAATCTAAAGTGGTCCTAAAGACCACTTTTTTTATTTTATGGAACTATTTATAATAAACTTTTTAAAATGATTTTTACAATACTTTATAAAGACCAGACAACTACTTCATTAAGTGCTGCAACTTGGTCAGAAGCAACTGCATACGCAGAGGGAACAGGTAAACAAATTGTAAGTATTACTGAACCCGTAAACCCTACTTTAGTTTTACTTTCACCATCATCAACTAATTTTTATCAGTTAACACTCAAAAATACTACAACGGGAGCATCGACTCCATACTTTGTGTTTTCTGAAGATTATGCGTCTTTAGAAAATTGGATTTCAACACAGACGAATTATGTTGTAACCGTTCTTATCAATTCGGAAAGAAATTACGTTTCATTATAAGAGAAATAATACTTTTTTCTTATTTGACACTATTTATAAGTTAAATTAAACAATTTTTCTATGCAAGAAAATAAAGATGTAGTACAAGAGGCACTCATTCGAATGAAACAAGTCGAAGATGTAATTGCCGAGAATGCAAAAGGAATACTTGCTTCAACTATGAAGGAAGAAATCAATCAACTAGTAAAAGAATCTCTATCTGAACAAGATGATGACGAGGTTGAATTAGATGTAGACATGGACGATGACACTGAAGAAGTGGATATGGACATGGATATTGATAACGAAGACGAAGTCGGAATGGATATGGACTTAGATATGACTGACATGGATTCAGAATCTCCTATTGATTTAACAAACGCTTCTGACGAAGAAATTCTAAAAGTTTTCAAAGCTATGGGTGAAGAAGACGGTATCATTGTAAAGAAGGATGGCGAAGACATTCATCTTACTGATAACAATTCTGACAACGAATACTTAGTAAAACTTGGTGAATCTATGGAAGAAGAAATGGACGAACAAGAAGAGGAAATGGATGAACAAGAAGAAGAAATGGACGAATCATCTCATTGGGGTGGTAACAAAGGTGACATTTCTAAATCTCGTAAAGACTACATGGAAGAAGACGAAGATGTAGATGCAGTTATTGAAAAGTTATTCTCATCAGATGACAGCGAAGACATGGATGTTGACGTTGAAGACGAAGAGATTATGTATGAAATCGAATTTGACGAACAAGACGATGACGACATGGATGATTCTGCTGACATGGATTTGGACGAACAGGAAGAAGAAATGGATGAGCAAGAAGAAGAAATGGATGAGCAAGAAGAAGAAATGGATGAGCAAAATTGGGAAGAAAGCTTAGATGAGGCTTACAGTCACAAGAAAGCACCAGGAGTTAAAGGTAGTGGGCCTAAATTCTCTTATGACAAATCTGCTAAAGGTGGATTCAAAGAAGACAAGAAAGTAGGACCTAAATCTGTAGGAACTGGTAAAGCTAAGTTTGAATACAAGAAAGGCGCGAACATGGAAGGAAAGTCTAAAGTAGTTAAAGCTGAAACGAAAGAAGGTAAATTCGGAGGCAACAAAGGAGACGATTCTCGTTCTAAAAGAGACTACGAACAAAAGTTTGGTGGTAACAAAGGTGACAAATCTAAAACTCATAGTGGAAAAGATTATGAGAAGACTGAAACTAAAGAAGCTGCAAGAACTTATGGTATGGGTTCTAAAGAAGGAAGAGGTCTTAGAAAAGGCATCACTAATAACAGAAACTATGTTTATGGTAAAAATGGTGTAAAAGTTGAATCTCTTGAATCAGAAGTTAGTATGTTGAGAGAAAAGAACGAAGAGTATAGAAAAGCATTAAATGTGTTTAGAGAAAAATTAAATGAAGTAGCAATCTTCAACTCTAATTTAGCATATGCAACTAGACTTTTCACTGAACATTCAACAACTAAAAAAGAAAAAATAAATATCCTGAGAAGATTTGACGGAGTAGAAACACTTAAAGAGTCTAAAAATCTCTATAAGTCTATCAAAGACGAATTAGGTCAGGTTGATTCAAAATCAATTAACGAATCAGTTGGAAATAAAATAAATAATACAGTTTCAACTGGCTCATCAACAACATTGATTGAATCAAAAACTTATGAAAATCCACAATTCTTAAGAATGAAGGATTTAATGACAAAAATTAAATAAACAAAATAAAACAAAACAAATATTTTAAAATGGGAGCATTATTAGAATCAGGTCTTGTTGGTAACATCGGTCTTAAGCACCTTAAAGTTATCAAAGAAGACACAATCGGAAAATGGGACAAATTAGGATTCTTAGAGGGTCTTAAAGGTCACATGAGAGAGAACGTAGCACAACTTTATGAAAACCAAGCGTCATACCTTATCAACGAAGCTTCAACAACTTCAGATACAGGTGCTTTCGAAACTGTGGTTTTCCCTATCGTTAGAAGAGTTTTCTCTAAATTATTAGCAAACGATATCGTATCAGTACAAGCTATGAACTTACCAATTGGTAAATTGTTCTACTTCGTACCTAACATTCAAAACTATGAAGTAGGTGGTAACCCAACTTCAGATTTTGGAGAACATTATGCACCTTATGGTTCACCAAACCAAACAGCAGGTCAAACACCTAACAGTGGTTATAACTATAACACAGGTAGAACATTGTATGACAAGTTCTACGAGGGTGAAGAACCAGCATTAGACCCACCAGGTTTATATGACTATTCTAAAGGTACATTCTCCGCTGTAACAGGTACTGCAGTAACTGCACAATGGAATAATGTAACATTAAACCTTGACCCTTACGGTTATGCTCTAGGTAACTACAGAAAAGTATTAATTATTATGTCAGGTTTTGCATCTGCTGGAGCTGGTAAATTAATTGGTCCTGATGGTCAACCAATCGACAACGAATCATTCTTGTCTGATTTAACTATCTATGGAACAAGTGTTACAAACACAAATGCAAATGCTTCAGGTCCTTACTTATTCAGAGTTGTAACTCAAAGATATGGTAAAGGTATTGTTCAATACGGTAACAACAATGCTACTTTAGCATTCCCTACCTCAAAAACAGGTGGTGGTCAATACGATGACATTTGTGATGTTGAAGGACAAATTTATCTTGAAGTAGACCTTCAGGTTCCTGCATGTATTTCTTGCGGTGGTTCAATCGACGGTTACACAGGTTCAACGTTCTCTTCTACAACAGATAATAACAATGCGTTTATTCCTGTTTACAGAATTTACAAGAACTTAGAATTCGAAGATAGAATTGGTGAAGTTTCTTTCGATTTACAATCTGTAACAGTTTCTGTAACTGAAAGAAAATTAAGAGCACAATGGTCTCCAGAAATGGCACAAGACGTTGCGGCATTCCACAACATCGACGCTGAAGCTGAATTAACAGCTTTATTATCTGAGCAAGTTGCTGCTGAAATCGATAGAGAAATCTTAAGAGACCTTAGAAAAGGTGCAGCATGGAACTTAAGATGGGATTACAACGGTTGGAAGAGATTAGGTACTAACGCAGTTCCTTACACTCAAAAAGACTGGAACCAAACGCTTATCACAGCAATCAACCAAGTTTCTGCTCAAATCCATAAGTCTACTTTAAGAGGTGGTGCTAACTGGATTGTTGTTTCTTCTGAAATCAGTGCAATTTTTGATGATTTGGAATATTTCCACGTATCAAACGCAGCTCCTGAACAAGACCAATACAACATGGGTATTGAAAGAGTTGGTACTTTAGCTGGTAGATATCAAGTGTATAGAGACCCTTACTTCCCACCAAACCAAGTTTTATTGGGACACAAAGGAACGTCTTTACTTGACACAGGATACATCTACGCACCATACGTTCCATTACAACTTACACCTACAATGTACAATCCGTTCAACTTCACTCCAATCAAAGGTATCATGACTAGATACGCTAAGAAGATGGTGAACAACAGATTCTACGGTAGAATCACAGTTGATGGCGTAAGAACATTCGACTTAAAAGAATTGAGATAATCTATTCTTTGACGATACAAAAAAGGTCCCCCAAAAGGGACCTTTTTTTATGCCCGATATATTTATTAACATGATAAAGCAAACATGGAATATTAGTAGTGAAGAAAAATATAGAATATTAAACCTTCATGAATCTGCAACAAAGAATTTATACCTTGTAAAAGAACAAGTTCAAGGAGGACAAGAAGGCGAAAACTCTTGGACAATATGTTCGAGACTTGTTGTTCAGTCTGGAAACGATTTTTTTGTTATGGTAGGTAAGGGCTCGTATGCTCAAATACCAAGACTGAGTGAAGTTTCTGGTGTTATACAGAATGGGGAATTAGTTTTAAACCAAAAAACTAAAGACGGACTTGATGTTGGAGAGTGGATGCATGGGTCAATCGCATGTTCAAATGAGTATCCAGAGACTCGACAAGGAAATTATCGTTGGTTTTGTTATTTTGATGACATAAGTTCGAAATTGGTGGGTAGTAAAGGAGTTGATGAGAGATATGTGAAAGATAATATACCAGTGTTTGGAGTTCTTGGTTATGATGGGTCTTTAGGAACAGGGAGAGAATATTTTGTCGGTCAAAAAATACCGAAAGATAAAGAAGGTTTAACAGTACAGTTTGGTGTTAGTAGAACAAAATCATACATACTTGAAATATCACCAGCAATGGACGGACAAAAAGGTGTACCTCAAAACTTTAAACCTGAACCAAAAAAAGAACCAACAAAAGAAGTTATTGAGCTCAACATAGAAAGTCCATTCGTTTTTGATAAAACTGATTTGACTCCTGAGGCTGAAACACAATTTAGGGCCTTTATAGAAAAACTTAAGAAAGATTATCAAAATGTTCCATCAAATGTTGAAGTTATAACTTCAGCATCAATCGATGCGGAACCAAGTTCTAAAGAAAAATATAATATGGACTTGTCTACAAGAAGAGCAAACGCAATTATAGATAGACTAAAATCTGAATTAGGTCAAACAAAATTAACTTTTACACCAAAACCAATTGGTCAAACAGATAAATTTTCTCCAGGTTTAAAATGGCCTGAAGTAAAAGATAACACTAAAACAGCACCAAATAGACGATTAATTATAAAATTACCAAAATTAATAATACAACGTAATTAAAAAAAAATCCCCACTCAAAGGTGGGGATTTTTTAATTTAAGAAGTAAACTGATAGATATTCAGTATTATCATGGTTTGTTGAGTATAGTATTATTAATTTATCAGGTTTTTGTGGGTTATATCCATTCATGTTAACATATTCGCTAATCTCTGACTTACCATTAAGTTTAAACCAATTGATGTAAGTATAACTATGATTAGAAAGATAATTTTGGGATGCGTAAATTCTGAATATGTCATCATATTTTACTCTATAAATTGATGTGGTATCAATATTATTTTTCTTTAATATTTTTTCCAATTCAATTTTAGAGTCGGGACTTAACTTACTCATAAAATTGTGTTGGGGGTTACCGAAACTATATGACCTAAGTGGGATGGTCTGAGAATATGACCACAGACTTATTACAGAAAATAATAAAAATAAATAAACTTTTTTCATAGATACAATTTTTACAAAGATATGAAAATTATTATTTCCATCAAAATGATTTTTTAAATTATTCTTAGATTTTTATTTAGGTAATCGAGTTGAATTCAATACACGTAATGATTTTGAAATTATTTCGGACTCTTCGAGAGTGAATAGATTTTTCTGATAACACATATTGATGGCTAAACCAATCATATAAACTGATTGTTCTTCATTGAGTCCGTCTATTAAATTTGATATGTCAGTGGGGGAAAAATATGAAATAGTTTCAAATAATTCTCCGATTGGTTGTTTTTTGTTTTCCATAATAAGATTATATGATATTTATGAAAATATAATAGTGATGGAAAAAAAACAAATAAAAGAAGCGACTGGTGGTGGAAGCTCGGGAAGTTTTAAAGTTCCTGTTGTCTTAGCCCCTCAGAACTGGGAAAATGAACAATTAAGTCCGTTTGTTGAACCTGTATATGATTATACAAATGCAGAGTTGGCGTATGAAGAGGCTGATGGGGATTTTAAAGAAACACCCGCAAAAAGAGCTGCCATTGAAAGAAGAACAAAAAAATTATCTGATGTTTCAAAATATTTGAAACAATTTTATACAGGTCAAAATGATGAAGAAGGTTCTGCAATCAATCCTACTATGAATGGTCTCCCATTGAAAGAGGAGTTTCTTGATGAAGATTTAGCAGTTTGGTTCGGCACAAAGAAAAAACCTAAAGGAAGTAAACAACCTAAAGGTCCTTGGGTCAACATTTGTAGAAAAGAAAATGGTAAACACCCTCCATGTGGTAGACCTGAGGCTAAAGATAAAGGATACCCAAAATGTAGAGCAGTTGGTGTTGCTGCAAAAATGAGTGCATCTGAAAAAAGGTCTGCTTGTCAACAAAAGAGGAGGGCTGAAAAAACTGAACCAAAAACAGGAACTGGTAATGCACCCACAATGACACATTATAAGCCGAAAAACGAAGGAATCAAAAGTTTAATAAGAAAGGTTCTCAGAGAAAATACTAATCCAACTTCTTCAAAATAGTTTGTAAAGAATGTTGAATATTACTTCTAATTTCATCTTCTAAAAGTTGTCTTTCACCTTCTAAAACTTTATCAAAACTTTCAATAATTTGTTTGAAACCATTATTGTCTGACAAATAAACTGAGTAACTATAAACATGGTTTATCAGGTTTATTGTATGATTTTCGATAACAATAAACATATTTTTGTTTTCATTCTTGATAAACCTTTTGTTGGAAATTGGTGCAAACGTCAGTTTGGAATCGGGGTCCGAAATTAATTTCTTACAAATCTCAATAGTTATTTTTTCCTCTTCCGGTATTGGGAATGAAGGGTCGAATCTTTCTTTTAAAGTCAGATATATTTTAAACAATAGACGAGGGATATATCCCACAACTTTATTTTCCATTTGACAAATATAAGGAACTATTTAAAAATTAACAATAGGCACCTGAACAATGTTTTTTACCATCTAAACCAGGCATACTTCCTTTACATACTTGAACAGCATATCCGTTTGCATAAGCACTTGGATAAACCTTAAACTTCGATTTTGCTGCGGCTTTTCCTCTTGCACATAGTTTTGTCCCAGTTTTTTTCTTACCCTCTTGAATATCTTCATAATCTACATATGACTCTTGTTTTTTTGTTTCATTCATCATGAAATCAAAAACTTGGTCCATACTAGTTTTGGCTTCACTAACATGGTCATCAGCCCAATCATGACCGTCTTGAATTATACCATCAACTACATTAGGGTCTAATTTCAACAACATCTCACATTGTCTTTTAATTTGTTCTAAGTTACTAAAGAACATGTAATTTGTCGTTTGTTCTTCTTTCAATACTTTTTTTACTAAGTTTGAAATGTCCTTTTCTGTTAGTCTAATTACCTTACTCATTTTCTATTTACGATTTGGAATGTTAATTGTTTTTTATAAGTATCTTTCTCCCCACTAGTATTCACCTGTATGTCAACATAATATTGATTTGGAATTTTGTCTCTCATACTGAACATAAAGTAATACTCATTAGGTGTTCTGTTAATTGGAGTCCAATCTTGAACCTGAACCTCGGTAGTTCCTTCTTTAACGTAAACTCTGTAGAATGCAGAAACGTCCAAAAGAACTTGTTGTGCAGTGTAAGCCTTCTTGATTGTAATACCTACCTTTCTAATATCTGAAGATAATATGTTCTCGTTCTGTAAAATACCATAGAAGTCAAATCCATATTTTTGAGGTTCTTTCGAGATAGAACCAATCTGAACTCCAGCACTATAATTCTGTAATGTGAATTGATTTGTTACATTAGGTAAGTATTGACCATTAATTGAAAGATTTTCCCAAACATCATAAAAGTTACATGGAACAGGACAAGACAAGAACGCATTTGGAACAATTACCTCATAAACACCTTTTGTTCTCAAACAAGTTGTTAGTGCTGATAAACCATCCCAAAGTTCCCCATTTCTACCCTCAATCCTAACAGTTGGGTTATAATCTAAATTGACTAAATCACCATTCTGATAAACATAAAGATAAAGTTTGTTTACTTGATTCTTTAAAAATTGATTTCTGTCATCTTCAATTAAATCATCGTATGTTGTTAGTAGATATGGTTGATAGAATGTTTGTGTGTATTTCGAAAAGAATGCCACACTATAACTGTCAGTCAACCCTGTTATATTTTCGACCGCAGGAACGTATGCGACTCCCCAACCTGTAACACCTGTAATACTACCACTTAAAATACCGTTTATTTCATTCGTCATATCCATGTTAAGGTCTTCATTACCAAGGTCAAAGTGTTGAGTTGCAATGATTGTAAGACCTGAATAGTTTACAACACCTGTATTTCGGTTGTCATAGACCCCTGGTTGAGACCAATTCCTTATTGTGGTAGTTTGATACCAATTGGAAGGACGAGTCGAATATGCCCTACTATCTACGTAAGTTAGGGGGGACATACCACCTGTGGCTGATGTTTTGTTGATATTGAAGTCATTGTAGTCGTATCCAACACCTTCATCCCAAAATTGTGATTCACCTGTATCACCTGAAGTTTTCGGAATTCTGAATAATATTAAATCGAATGATGTTGCTCTTCTTCTTTCATCTGACATGAATGTATTAAGTAACTCATTATCAAAAGATGATGTGTTTGTCATCTTTAAAGTGTGAGTCATTGCGCTTGTGCAACCTGTTGAGATTATGCCTTGTTGAATATCATCGATTAATAGAGCTAAGTCTAAATCAAACAGATATCTTGTATAACCATAGTTAGGAACTATGAAATCTGATGCACCGAAGTTTAATTGAACTACAGGATTTCTTGCAGTGTTGACATACGAATTTGAGGTAATCGTATTGTTCTTATCGATATATGACCTTAAAATTGACATCTACTTTATCAATAAATATCAATTCAAACGAATATTTTGATTTAAGATTTTTTTAACTGCCTGTTGTAGTTCTGTGAGGATATTGTCGACTGTGGTTCCGTCTTGTGTAACGGGAACTGGAGGAAGACCAGGGTATGCGTGAGTGTGTGTTACAAGGTATCTGACAATTAGATTAATAAGTTCTAAAAGTTCTTCACCTCTTACCATACTTGATGTGTTTGGAATTATTTCGTCAAAGAACGTTTCACCTGATATTCCATAAAGTGTTCCGTCAAAATTGATTACTTTTTTTCCTGGTATTGATGATTTGTGTGAAAGTAAAAATACATTATCTGAACCAAGGGCTCCGAATGTAGTTGGACCGGCTTCGTATGATTGTTGTTCGATTTCTTCAATCTCTGTTTTGGTTGGTATACCCACAGTATTGTTTTTCCAAATTAAACCAAAACCTGGTTCATCATTTGGATTCAATTTGATACCGGCATAAATCTCAGATAGATTTTTTTGTATTATATCAGTGTTACCTGTTGGACAAACTGCAGATGGAACAGATTGAAAGTTTGCAATATTAAATGCTGGATTAAGTTGTTCTGTTGTAATGTTACTTGGTCTGAAATAAATTGGGAATTTGTTAGTGTTTTCACTGAACAATCTTACTCCTGTTCTTGTTGTAGTTCCATCATTACATGCTCTAATGAAATTATTGATAAATTGAATTGTATCTAATTTTGATTTCAAGTTGAATGATTCCGATGCAACTAAGTTCTTCAAGTTTTCAGGTAACACCGAAGATGAAGTCAATTGTTTCGAGTTCGTTCGAGAATCAGGTTTCAATTGGTATAGGTAAACTGCCCCACAGAATTTTTCTGCGTTGTTCTCAGGGTTTGTGATAACCCACTCAATCAAATATTTTACTTGAACAACAACTTCGAATGTTTTTGTAACTGTTTTGTTTGGTGATGTTTTTTTAACCCTGTCAAATTGTGATAACTGTAGAAAGGCTCTTTTGTCGTTTGCTGTGAAATTAAGGTTAGATTGTGGAATTGATTTGTATTTTCCCGCTCTTAACAATACATCTTGTTTCTTAACAATTAAGTCAGCATTTCCTCTACCTAAAAGAGCATTGTCACCTGGTTCAGGATATAAACCAACCTCTGATTTGTTCGGATAACTTCCATCTTGGTTTTTAATATTACGTGGGGACTTAAGTTGCATTCCCGTTCCCGTAAACTTATCACCACCTACGTTGTATTGGTCAAATAAAGCATTTGGTGAATAGAAATTATTTTGAACGTAATATTGGTTCTGATATTTGAAATCTTTATTAACGTAGATTATTTGAATAATCTCATTGATTTCAGGAACTTGATAGACGAAATAAGGTAAAAGGGGGTTGAAAAGAAATGGGTCTCTCGCAGTCCATGGGTCTTTTTGGGGATTCCAATTTTCAACTGACTTGATAATGTCTTCATAGTTATCAATTCTCAACCTAGCACGAACACGTCCCAACATTAATGGGTCTTGGTTATCGATAACCACACACTGAAAAAATATTGAACTACTCATTATTTACGTGAATCAAATTCTTTTAAAATCCTATTATAAGTTTCTTCAACTTTGTCTAAGTGGTATGTTGATGCGATTATATTTGCTTTAGTAACATCAAACTCATCACTTAGTTTGTCCATCATTTCAATCAATTTGGCATTAGGTAAATTTTTCAATTCACCTAAAATCATGGTAATATTTTCTAACTCTTGTTTTTCCATAATCTTATCTTGGAAGTGTTACCCATCTTGGGACACTACCGGTTTTGTCAGGAACAATAAATGTATCAGATACACCATTTTCAGCTTGTTCATCCTTATCACCTTTTTGCATTGCTAAAAATGCCTGTAGGTTTATATTTGGTGACCCATCAGGTAATGTTCCTGTTGGTATACCTAATTCCTGCATATATTTTATACCATTAATGGTTGCCCTCTCAGGAGATTCTCCTGGTAGGAAATCAGATAGGATTGCTAAGACTACAGGTATTTTAGACCTTGGTCTTGGTAATCCGTTCAAAATATTAATAATATTATTAATGTTATCTAACAGTGATTTACACTTTCGATAATCTTCTAATCCTTTGATAATTTCACCGGCAAGTTGAGTTGCAATACCAACCAATCTTAATATTTTCTTATATCTTTTCTTACGTTCTGAATTTGATATATCCTCAATTATTGCACCTAACAAACCAAGTATATCTTTTTTAAGTAATTCGAAAAGTGTTCTGATGAATATCGCACCAATTTTAGAAATAACTTCAATACTGAATTTTTTAAATTTTTTCAGAAAAGATGTTGCGTCTGTAATAATATTATTAACTTGGCTATTAGTTGTGGTTGCAGATTGAATTTGTGTGTTTGCACTTCCAACTGCGGTATTATAATTGTTTACGGCTGTTTTTTCTAACACGTTTGTCATTACCATAATAGGTAATAAAGTCTTAGGACTTAAGGCTGCACTTGCAACTGCTAAAGCAATATTTTGAATCAGATTATTTCCAATAGAACCCGCTGCGTTAAAATTACTATTTGTATATAATTTCCAGTTTGGGTTTTGAGTCACACTGTCGATTATGTTCTCAATTGCTTTGACTTGTTGGTCTATAGTTAAACCACTTAATTTGGCACCTAAATCTACAAGTTGTGCGGTTATGTTCACAGAATTAATTGGAAGTTTTACGTTATCACAATCTACAAGTTCGATAACCCCATTTTGAACATTTGATACTTGTAAATCGATATTTCTCAAATCGACTTCTGTAAGTTCAAAGAAACTATCATCAATACCATCAAGTTCTGCCACTTTGGATACACCACTTACATCAATTTCTCTTCTCGAATCGAAACACAATCCTAAAATTCTCTGAGCTATCAGATAGAATTTTGAACCTTGGGAAATTTCACCAGGACCTAATCCGGCTTGATTACTCACAAAATTAAATAGAAACTGCATGATTTGAGTCCCTAAGTTTTGTGTATCAAATAATTTGATTGTGGAAAAATAATCATTAAGAAACTCACCGACAGTGTTTCCTGTTGTTGATAGTTGATTTGGTATTTGACTACCAGTTCTATCAATTAAAGCAACTTTGAAAAAATCACCGAACACACCAAACTCATTTGTTCTTTGATATTGAATATCCATTAGATATTGTCCGCTAGTTCCTTGATAAAATTTTTGATATGTTTGTTGAAATGATTGGTTGGGTTGTGATATCAACTGATTCAACTGTTTGTTCATTGGAAAGTATTTCTGACCAGCATATGGTTTGAAAACACCATCTGTAACTTCTGGTTTATCTTGTTCATAAAAAATTGACCCAACTGGTCTATCAACCTGTTGTTTTAACATACCACTAGCCAAACTTATTAAATCCAAGTTTTGAACCGGTATAGTAATTGTGCTACCAGATGGTAGTAAGTCTAATGGTGTTACTTGAAAAGTGGATGCAGGAACTCCTTGATATTTTTGTTCTGAGGTGCAACCTAAGCTCTTTAGAGCGGCATCCTGTATAATTGATTTAATTTCAGGTTCTGATTTTATGGCGGTCTGTAAAATTAAATCTCTAACAAAATTTTGTGTATTACCACCACCGCTTGTCAATGATATTAAGTCCAACATGTTTCCCATTGATGTTGGAACATTTCTTTGAAATCTTTTTTGTTGTTTGGATATTTTATCTAATTGTTCAGATACTTTTTGAGATGCAGGTTGTTTAGAATTTGCAGCTTGTCTTCTGAGTTTTTTTTGAGATTTAGAAGTTTCAGCATAAGTGTTTATTGCAGACAAATTACTGTTTGCCTGTTTCGCAGCACTTGATACATCAACAGATTGACTTTGTTGCATATTATCTCAATTTATAGGTTTCTTCATCCGAAGAAACATCTTTCTCAATCAAGTTTTGTATTAAATCATCATCCAAATCAGAAAGTGTAAATGATTCTGTATTTGCGTTAGATTTCTCCCAAATACTTGATTGTAATTTGGAAAGACTGATTTTCTTTTCAACACAATCGTTTACGATTTTTTGTTGTTTTTCAATCACTGGTCCAATTGTTGTCATGTCCTCTGCGTCCTTTAACATGGCCAACATTTTATTTTGTATTCTAATGGCAGTATTTCTCTGCTCTACTAACTCATTGTAAATCTCTTGCATTAAAGCAAGAATGGATTCTTTACTGAAATTTATTTCTTTTCTCTGTGGTCTAGGCATATCTATAAATAGTTTTTTATTGATTTTTCATCCTAGTCTGAATTCCGATGTATAGTTTTTTGAATTTTTTGATAGACCCACGAATTTCTTTTGTGCTAAGATTGGTCATCTCTCTTAAGGATAATAGAATTATGTTTTTGTTGAATTTGTTATTTTCGTTACCACTGAAAATAGTTTCATAGTTGTCAAACAAATCAACTAAAGCAAACCCTAACTTTTTTTCGTTTTCGTTCAAATTTTCACCATCAATAAATTCTTTCAACTCGGAAACATACTCAGTTAGAATTAAATTAGTGTCAACAACATCATCATCAATTCTGTAAATCATGTCAGGTCTTTCTTGAATTGATGTTGATATGTCTTCGTATGATACTTTTCTGTTTGTTTCTTTTTGGTCTTTGATGATTTGACCCATCAAATAGTTTTTACATATTGTTCCAAAGTAGGAATATGCCTTTTTGTTTTTTGAAGGTTTGAATTTGTCTACCTTCGTCATCAAAAATGAGTGGGTATCACAATGAATCTCTTCAAAGTCCATGTCCTTACGATATAGTTTATATCGTCTTATGATTGATGAAATCATCTTATCCAAAGGGGCTCTAAGGAATTCGTTATAAATCTTATTCCGTTCCATAGAGTCCTCTGTTATCAAAAATTTTCTGACAGCGTTTTCTTCTCTGACATCAAAATAATTTTCTTTTACAGCCTTTCTACCCCTTTTTTTTGATGAAACATCTTCTGTTGTTGCAGTAAGAGTTTCTGACATTACTCATTCTCTGGTTGATATTTTATGACTCTATCGTCAGTGAAAAAGTATTCTTTCTTAGCAGATGCAATCCAAAATTTTACTTCATCTTCTAAAATCTTTTCATCACCATATCTATAACCCCAGAATATTGAACCTTCTCTTAGGTTTGAATGTCTATATCCGAGACGAGGAATTGTCATAATTGAAACTGAGTTATACGTTAATCTTAAAAGAAGTTCGTAAACAAAAGTTAATTTTATTGAAGGTTTAAATCCTCCAAAATCTTGTAAAACCTCTTTCTTAATAACAGAACCTGCTGTTTGGAAGTTTTGATATTCTTGTAATGTATCGTTTGTTAGGTATCCGATTTCTTGTGAGAAGTTTGCTGCGAATGTTGCTTCATTTGTGAAACCTGCGAAAGCATCTTTCTCGTCAGTATCTACTACGACAGGTAAAAACACTTGAACCTCAGGATATGCTTCCATGTATTTCTTAACATTTTTAAACCAAATTAACGAATACTCGTCGTCAAATTCGAATAAAGATACCCATTTACCTTTAGCGTTCTCAACACCAAAGTTAACTTGAGCACAATAGTTTGGTTCTTTATCCCAAAGTAATTTTGTTACATTTATATTTCCAAAATCATATTCATTCAATAAAGTTACTAGTGTTTCTTCTTGAGTATGAACGATAACAAGTTCTTCGAACTCAACTTGTTGTGATTGAAGTGACTTGATAGCCTTTTCAAAATATTCATTAAAATCTTTTGCTAATGCAGACTTGATTGGTAATATTACCGAAAGTGATAGTTTGTTATCCATATTATAATTCAGTTTTTGTAATTTGTTCTTCGAATGAATCCGCTCTTGTTGTTAAAAATGTTTCAAACAAATTTACGACACTAGTTTCAAATTCTTGTTTATTTTGGTATTTTACCACAGTTTCTTTCATGTGGTCATACAATTCAGGTTTGATACCATCTTCTAACCAATTTTGAATAAAATCGGCGATGAAGTCTGACATAAGTGTTACATCAGTAACCCATATCCCGTTATCTTCAGTCATCCACTCAGGTTGTAAATCAGGGATTTTACCGATTGTTGGAACACCACAAGCCATTGATTCTAATGGGAATGTTCCGAATCCACTTTTATCGTCAATCCAAATACTTAAGAAACATTCTTTCAAAGACTTTGCAAAATCTTTTTCAGATAAACCTCTTAAATCTCTGAATGTAAACCATCTGTATTGTGGAAACTTCAAATAGAATGTTTTAATTAAATTAACCGCATCGCTTTGTTCTTTTGTATGAACAGCGACTATTGGCATTGGAGGTGTAGGTTTTGGTGAAAAGCTCTCTCCGATGTATGGTTTAACAATATCAAAGGTCGATTGTCTCATTACTCTTTCGATATAATCTTTTTGAAGATTTGAAGTTGTAATACATTTGTAGAATCCGAACTGAGCCCATCCTTGACCTGGTTGTAACGTTTCTAACATGTTAGCGTATTGTTGTGTTAAAACAACTTTTGCACAAGGTAGTTTGGAAACTTGTTCCATAATGAAACCAAAAATTTCAGGAATGATTAAAAAATCTTCAGGAGATATTTCTAAGTTTTGACCCTCGATTGCTTTGTGAGGTAATGTCATATATTCTTCACCCAACCATGAGGCGACACCTACATAGTCATTCTTTTCGTGAAGCATAATTGGATTGAATCCGTCTTTTTTAAGCGCATCTGCCATTTGATAAATTAATCTAATAGATGCCTTAGCATTACCTTTTGTGTCTTGAACAAAAAAGTAAATTCTTGCTTTTTTCTCTCTTAAGTTTTGAATTGAGAGTTGAACTTTTTCTGTTGCTAAATTTCCCATATTAATAGTGATTGATAAGTTTTTTATTTAATAATGAATTGAATGCCAATTTGAATGGAATCGTAGTTTGTGCTGCTGATTTGATTCCTAATTTATCGTCGATATCATCATTTTCAGAGAGAACCACCTCAAGTAACATTTTTACAAGTTCGAACTTAATTACGTTAATTCTCATTTCTGTTGCACCTGTCGTTGGTTCTGAAGAAGGACTATCTGACATATCAAGATACCTTTCAACTTCATCCAAGTCGACAAAGTAATTTTCATTTAAAAATTTAATCATTTTATTTCTTTAATTTTTTCTTCAAGTTCTTTCAATTTTGAGATTGAATACTTTGTTTTAATGTCTGAGTTGTATGTTGTGTCGTATTTAACCACAACTTTTCCTTCAGGATGGTTTAATAATAATTGTGGATTTGCCGTAAGTAAAATGTCTACGGAATCCCAAAGAGAATTAATTGTGGATTCACTGTAAAACTTTACAGTTTCAACCAAACATCCAAATTTAGATATGAAAAATAATGATGCTGGTTTAGATTTACCCATTTCATCTGAAACAACAAGAATGTCGTGTTCGTCACGCATGTTTAAATAAAAATCATTGAAATCCATCATTGATGAAGTTTCAACAGAACCAGCGTGTCCAAAAATTTCCATCGTATGTTCTTTATATAGGAAATTATACACATCATCTTCGTTTTTAAATGCGAGATGTTCTGAAATATTCAAGGTAGTCAAATCGGAAATCACTTTGTATTCAAATTCAGTTTCTTCTTTGAACGGGTTTTCGATATACCACTTTTCATATTCCTGTTGTATTTTTCTCAATGTGTCTCTTAAAACGCCATTAAGTTCAATTCCTATTTTCATTCTTCGTATCTTTTTAAAATTCCTGTAATCAAAGGATTTCTTACAATATCTTGTCCTCCAAATTCAAAAGTTCCGATATCATTCATATCCTGAAACTTTTGTAATGCATCCCAAAGACCCGTGTGTGTTTTATCCTTGTGTCTATCAAATTGTTCCAAGTCTCCTGAAATAAAGAATTTAGAGTTAAATCCAATTCTTGTTAAAAGAAGTTTCATCTGACTTGGAGTTGAATTTTGTGCTTCTTCAAAAATTAAAATTGAATTGTCAATATTCATACCTCTCATGTAAGCTAATGCAAAAACTTCAATAGCTTCGATGTCTTTTAATTTTTCTCTCACATCTTTACCAATAATTTTGTTCAAAAGATAATAAGATGGGAAAATATAAGGGTCTAATTTTTCTTCTACATTACCTGGGAGACTTCCTAATTTTTCTTCTGCTTCAACTGCTGGTCTGACGATTATTATTTTCTCATAAGGAGTTTCTGGGTCTACCAATAAGTCTACAGCACATTTCATTGCTATATAACTTTTACCGACCCCTGCAGGACCTGAACATATTGTTATTTGATTATTTGTGAGAATATCATAATAATGTTTCTGACTCTCTGATAAAAATTTTTGTTTAGTTTTCTTTTTTACGATTGAACAAATTAAATCTTTTTTACTTTTAAAATTACCCTCACTTACTGTGGGAGTTGGTTGTGGACTTCTTCTCGTCAATTTACTCATTGTTTCTATTTTATTTTTATCCGACCTACTTCACCCGGCTTTCTTCTATATACTGTTTCTCCATCAGGACTTTCATAAATCCATTTTGTATTTTTTTCAATGTTGTCAACTTCAGACTTAATCCAATTATAGGTTAATTTCATACCCATGTCCAATGGAAAGAATACATCACTACCTATTTTTTCTTGATATAGTTTATTATCTGAATTTCTACCGTTAACACCTAAGGGACATTTGAAACCATATTTTTGTATGAAGTCATCACCCTGTAAGTTTTTGATTGTTAGTTTCTTACCTGAAAGTGCAATTGCAATTTCAGCAAGTTTGTTTATAGTAACCATTTCTTCGCTACCAATATTAACTGGTCCTGAGAAATTACTATCCATAAGTTCTAAGATTGCTCTCACACACTCATCAACATATAAGAATGAACGAGTTTGATTACCATCACCCCAAACTTCAATCTCATCTCCATCTTTAGATTCTGCGACTTTTCTACACATTGCTGCAGGAGCTTTTTCTCTCCCACCATTCCATGTTCCTTGTGGTCCATATATGTTATGGAATCTGGCAATTTTGACATCCAACCCATAGTTCTTTTGAAATGCCAAGTATAATCTTTCAGAGAATAATTTTTCCCATCCATATTCTGAATCGGGATTAGCGGGGTATGCTGAACTTTCTTCACAGTTAGGGTTCAGTGGGTCTAACTGGTTGTGTTCAGGATACATACATGCAGATGAAGAATAGAATATTTTTTTAACCTTTTTAATAACACATTCTTTTGCAACATTGAGATTAATGGCTGCAGAGTTGTGCATTACGTCTGCGTCGTGTTGACCTGTAAATATATACATTGCTCCACCCATGTCAGCGGCTAGTTGGTATACCTCATCAACATCTTCTTCAATAACTAATTTAACAACATTAGTGTCAGTCAAATCACCAACGATAAATTCGTTACAGATTTCATCTTGGAAGAAATATTCGTGTTTTTTTAAATCACAAATTCTGACGTGATTCCCTTGTTCTTTTAGTTTTTTTGCGAGATGACCTCCGATGAAACCACCTCCACCTAATACAACTACTTTTTTCATATTATCATTTTATATACACGGAATAATAATAGGATAATTTAAAATTATTTGTAGGATAATTTTTTGAGCTCAAATATTGATTTCATGAATTGACAATCGTTATTTCTATTGAATGTTTTAATTCTATAATGATAGTAATCCATTGGAGTTTCTTCATTTACTGTTTGAACGTCAAATCTAGGTGATGGTGTTGGGTCAACTTTTAAACTCCGCAATAAAAACCCTAATGCAACATCATCTATAAATCTGTGTTCCCAATATTCCTTCTTTAAAAGAACTAAATCAACTACATTTTTTGAAATAATGAATCCTGAACCTGATGCAAACAAAATTCCGTGATGATTTCCGATTACTCCTGAATAAAAATTAGTTCTTGGTTTATCCTGTAAATAATCCTTTAACATTTGTTTGTCAACATAAGAACTGGAATTTGTTCTAAATATATAATCATATTCGTAATCCTTCAATAATTCGAATGCTTTTACTGTTTTATGTCCACAACGGCGTAAAGATTCTTTGACATTTGTTTTTATTAAATTTCCCTCAATTTTATCCTCATTATTGTTTCCCACCAAAAAAAAGGTTTCGACACCCTCGACATCAATAGAATTCCATGATTCATTTTGAGTTTCGAAAAACTTGGTATATTCTCCTCCGTCTAAATGAGACAAAACTACTATAAGAATTTTCATTAGAAATTGTATTTTGGTAAATTATTAATAATGTTTTCAATTTTATTTTTATGAGCGGTGTAATTTTTAGTAGTTAACTCTGAATAATGACCTTCTTTCAAAAGATTGATATTGAAATTCGAATTAATTTTTCCACAAAGGTCTATTCTATTTTTTATCCAATAGTTCCAGAAAATATCTAAATGAATCAAATCTTCTTGATTTTTATGGACTGAAATTTTTTCAGATGCATAACATTCATCTAAACCCCATAATTTTCCAGGATAATACCTATTGTTAAGATGATATCTATTTCTACTGTTATATACTTTTAATATTTCATCTTGCCACTCGTCATTTATTTCAAAAATTTCTTTGAATTTTTTTCCTTTACCTACCAAGTGTGACGATGGAAATAAGACGTTGGTTGCGGTGTTGAAATATCCTAACTTATTTTTGTCGTAACCTTTATAAGCGTCAGAAAATCCTATGATGAATTTTTCATCAGAAAATTCTAATATTTTTTTAAAAAAAAAGTCACCTAATGGTATTTGGTCTATACCTGATATCATACATGTATCGTTTGGAAATTGACTTGCACCCCAAAAAAAAGACCATGTGACACTCCAATCAGGATTTGATTCCGAAACCTCAGGAATTGTGTTTACTATGATATAGTCTTCAGGAGGTATTCCAAAATTATTATCGTCGAACTCTTTTTGAGTTCCATTGAAAATTAACGTTGGTTTTATGTTAAAATTGTTTTTCCAAACTTCACTTATAATTTTCCAAAAATGAGTATAAGTCGGATTGTTGTTCAAAACTAATATTACTCTATCTATTTTCATTTTACTCTTATAAATTTACAAGGATTTCCATAACATAATGAATTGGACGGCATATTTTTTGTAACAACCGAACCAGCACCAATCAAAGTGTTTTCACCGATTTCGTTTCCGCAAACTATTGTGGTGTTTGCACTAATACTACAACCTTTTTTTAATAGGGTTTTTCTGAACCTGTCTTCCCAATCATTACTAACATCAGGAAAAATGTCATTTGTTGTTATAACATTTGGACCGATGAAAACATTATCTTCAATAATTACTCCATCATATATTAATGAGTGATTTTGAATTTTGCAATTATCACCAATTACTACATTTGGACCTATGTAAACACCTTCACCGATGACTACATTATTACCAATTTTTGCATTTTTACAGATGTGTGAGAAAGCCCAAATTTTACAATTATTTCCAATTGTTTCTGATTCAACAATTGATGTTGGGTGTATGAAAGTGTTTTCCATTCGATTCTTAATTATTTAGTATATTTTATATTATCTTTTGAGTATACCTCTTCAATAAGTTCAATGACATTTAATGTCTCTTTCAACTCAAACTCATCTAAATTTTTATAGACAAATGGATGATTTGGACAAGAACCTTGATAAGAGCCATAACTGTTAGGTTCGGAATTAATATAAAATTTTTTTTCCAATTTATCAAAAATAACCTGAGAGCCATGAGATAGAAATGTGGCGGACTCGATGATGTTCAATGCCTTTCCACCAACTTTAACATAACCATTGGCACCTAGAATAGATATTGAACATTCAATGTTCTGAGGTTCCGATGCAATAGTAACTTCACAAGTTCCACCATAGTCTCCGAAATCAAATATGGAATAAATCGTGTCTTCAATACCGACATTCTTATGTTTAATTTCATAGGTTTTTGTTCCGATTACAGTTGGTTTTCCAAACAAGTATTGTAATACATCTAAGTAATGGATTCCACACTCATATAAAGTTCCACCTCCTACAGAAGGTTCTGCTCTCCATCCTGTAAAATATTCTAATGGTCGTTGCCAACGTTGAATAAAATTTACTCCTCTAATTTCACCTAACAAATTTTGTTTTAAAACTTCTTTGATTAATTGAACTGTTGGGTTCAATCTAACTTGTAAGACACAATATGCCTTTCTATTATGTTTTTCGGCTTCTTTCATTATGTCATAAACCTCTTCATCTGTAAACGCAACAGGTTTTTCAATTAGAACATCACATCCGTTTCTTAATGCGAATATTGCTTGTTCGTGGTGTAATGAGTTTGGTGTGCAAATTGTAACAAAATCGACTTCTTTTGATAATATCATTTCTTTGTAATCAGTATACCAACTAACATTTAAACGTTTTGATAAACTTTTAACTAATACTTCTTGGATGTCACAAACTGATTTTAATTCGAAATCATCATTGAAATCGATTGCTTCTAAGTGTCTCGGTAAAATTGCTCCACAACCGATTATACCTACTTTATATTTTTTCATTTAAACAAATTTAGGAACGTTGTCGAAAATACTATCTAAGTATTTTTTATGGTTTAAATATGGTCTACAAGAATGACATTCAATATATCCATTATTTTTTAATGTATCTAAATTAAAAGGAACTTCAAGACTTCTGTGACAATCGATTCTTCCACCATTTAATATTTCACCAAATTTTGAAAGACATTCAATTTCTACTTCGTTCTTTTTGTTATACAACACCTGACTTGAATAGGCCTCATCCATACCCCATGTTCCCCACATAGAATCTAATTTAATTGATTCAATTTTTTTGATTTCATCCTCAAATGTATCTTCAAAAGAATAAACCTTATTAAATGTTTCACCTTTAGCAATATGATATGCTGATGGTGAGTGACCACCTTCAGACCAATCTTTACGACCCATCATTAGTTTATATGCGTCATCAATTAACATCACATATTTGTTTTCATTTATTTCTTTGATGTAATCGATTAAAAATTTACTACCCATTGGAATTTGGTCGATTCCATTTATCAAACAAACTTCATTTGGAAAATTCTTTGTGAAATAAAAGAGTGCCCACGTTGTTGTCCAAGACACATCTTTGCTGGGAACAATATCTTGTCTTATGATATCTCCAAACTCTCTCGACAATGGTAAACCTTCTAATTCTTTCTCACTACCTAAAAAAATCAATGTTGGAGTTATACCAAAATTTTCTTTGTAAACTTTGGACAATGGATTCCAAAATTGATAATACGTTGGATTATTATTTGTGCTTAATATTACTCTATCTATTTTCATATATTTTATTTAATTGCTTTCCAATCGTCATTAACAGGTAATTCATCAATGCCAATTCTTTCACCAACAAATCTAAAGGTATCTCTTTTAGTTGGGAAAGGTTTTTTTTCGAAAAAGTCATCATGAACAACCTTGTCAATTTCAAATGCATTATAGACCATTTTTAAAAAGGTTTGGTCAATACCATACTTATTTTCTTTACCAACAACAAACTTTTTTATCATCTGTGTTAATGGTAATTGTTTTCCTTTGATACCCCACATACCAGCTAATATCCCTAATGTGTTATTACCATAAGGAATACCGTGAGCTGGATGGTCTCTCATAACGTGTAAAGATTTTCCAGTTTCAATCCAAGCATTTACTGCGTCTCTTTCTCTCAAATTGATTCTTGAATCAGTGTCTCTGAATATTACAAGGTCACAGTCTTCTAAGTCAGATGCAAAAAATCTCCAAAAACAACCATATTCGAAATCATCAACCTTTACAAGAATACAGTTAAGTGTTTCCAATTTGGAAATAGTTTCAGATGGAACTGAATTGTCATAATACAATATCATTTTCCAATCAGGGTAAATGAGAGGCATGAGTTCAGCATTTCTTATTGCTCCAACATTATAGAGTGGTTTATCTCCCCACAAACTGAAGCTAACATATTTCATTACAGAACCACCTCCTTTGTCACTGTGTGACCTTGAGTCTTATGTGAATCGGCTTGAACGTGTTCAATCAAACCAGGGAAGAATGATACAGGAACCTGATGTAATAAACAGTAGAACGTAACAGCTCTTTCTTGAGCGTGTCCACAGTTTACATCATCTTTAAGATACCCAATAAGTGGAGATACCCATTTCATGTATTTTTCAAATGTAGCATATTCGAATGTCACATTGTTTGTTGTTCCCCAAACTGGTTCTCTCCCCACCCTTAGGTTTTCAGAAATAACTTGTCTAAGATAAGGTTCAATGTCAAGTTTGTAATGTGATTTGATTGCCTCAAAAATGGTCTTCACCCAATCAGGATTATCTATGAAATGATAATTTCTCATACTAAATGGGAAATAACTGATAATTTTTGGGTTGTGTTTCAACAAATTGTTAAGGAAGAATGTGAATCCTTCTTGTGGGTTTGTATCATATTCCAGAAGTTGAATATACTTTGTTTTACATAATTGGTGTCTCCAAATGGAATACCAAGCGGTAAAGGCGGTAAACTTTGGATATTGTTCAATGTTGTGTTTGAGGTCTCTTACGATGATTACGTTAGGATAGTTTTCAATGTCTGTGAATTCTCCTTTTCCAACATACATAAAAACCAAATGTCCCATTCCATCGTATTTTCCTGACTTGATGTTGGATTTAATGATGTCTTGGTCGTGACACATTACGTATGTTGTAAGATTATTAATTTCTTCTTCTAAAAGAACCGGTAATATATCCTCATATTTTTCTGCAAAAATTTCTCTGTTCTTATCCCACTGTTCGTTTGTTTCACCAATAGAAAGGTGAGTGACTCTGACATCATATGTTACACCTACTTTAACATCCTCTAAGTAGTTCTCAAATGAGAATGTTACGTCATAGAAGTGGAATCCATCCACTTCTTCATTAAAGTTCTTTTTGATTTTTCTTTTGTCTAAAGAAATGAATAAACCATCAACCATTGTGGTTGGGGAAATCTTTCCTTCGTTTGTTGAATATTTTGATTCCCATTTCTTCCCATCTTTGGAATGGTTTACTATTCCTCTCATGGTTATTGGTTTTTCCCACCATCTACCTGTTGGAGGCATGTATGTGCTACCAGCTAAACCAATGATTCCATAATCGGTGGTTTGGAAATTAGACAATAGTCTCTTACCCCATTTCTTTGTTTCGAATAACAAATCGTCATGACACAAAACAATTATGTCAGTTTTTGATTCATTTAAGATTTCGTTATAAACTTGAGATAATGATTTTTCTCCGTTGTTAATCTTTTGGATGATATCAACGTCAATACCACATGTCTTTTTTATTTGTTCTATAAATTTTGGATTATCTTCTCTTGTTGAAAATCCTACAGTTATTTGTCCCATTTCTTTTTGGCGGTTTTTATTATTTCATGTTGCGTTATCTCAGGATTTTTTTTAGATAGGGTAATACATTCTAAGATAAACTCGGCAATGAGCCTTTTTTTCTCGAGTTTTTTTATGAGTTCGATAATATTATCTAAATTTTCGTAATACTTTCCCATGTGAGTTTAGTTAAATACCAGTGCTTCCGAATCCATTGTCACCTCTATCTTGTTCATCAAAATTATCAGTTTCAATTAGTTGAATGAACTTTCCGTTCATCACAGGACAGATAACACCTTGAGCAATCTTCATTCCTTTTTCGATTTTGACAGGAGATAATGTTGAATTGAATACAATTACTTTGACTTCACCTGAATATCCTTGGTCTACGGTTCCTGGTGTGTTTAACACGGTTAAACCCATCTTGAGGGCTAATCCACTTTTAGGTCTAATTTGTAGTTCATATCCCATTTCAAATTGAAAAGAAAGTCCTGTTGGAACTAATACTCTTCCAAGTGATGGAATCTCAACACTCTCAGTTGAGTGAAGGTCGAATCCTGAATCTGATGGATAATTGTATGATGGCATTACCGCATCATCGTTAAGTTTTTTTACCTTGACAACTTTCATTTGCATGGAGTCATATAACTGTTTCTCCATTTCATCCCATTCCTCATCTGTTATGTTGTCTACTATTTCAGAATAGTTTTCAGTTGGTTCGTAACCAGCCTCTTCTTTAAGTTTTTCGAACAAACTTTTTAGTTCTTCGATTTGGTTGTTGTCTAATACACTCATGATAATGTCATTAATTTTGATACTACGTCTATTAATACTGATACGTCTTTTTCACAATATTTTGCAATTCCTTCGTAATCTTTTTTTACCCAAAAAGCTTCATGAACTTTATTTCCTGTAACCTCCATAGTCTTTGAAGATTCAACACCTAAACATACACACATTAATTCTAATGAAGCAATTGAACCATATCCACCATATTGCCATAACTCTTTTGTATCTAATGCTTTTATCTCCCATGGTTTTGTATCATGACCAGGAAGTATCTTCGGAGGAAGTAATCCGTTCATAATCATTCTTTTTGCTAACACAGGGATATCAAAACCCTTAACGTTGTGTCCACACAGATAGAAACCTAAATTTCCAATTCTATGTAATAGTTTTTGAACATCTTTCAAAAGTTTCTTTTCGTCAGGGTCACTGAAGGATTGCATTTTTGTTTCACCACCATCTGTTACGAACGCGACTGAAACACAAGCAATTCTTGAAAACTCAGGAACAAGGGCTGCTCTGTTTACGAACATTTGTTCAACACCCTTATCGGAGTCTTCAGGAAATCTTTTTTGAAACCAGTCAAAATAGTGTTCGAACTGAAATGAAAGAGGCTCTCTGTTTTTCTTCAGAGAGTCCCAATCAGGTTCGATACCAACTGTCTCAATATCTAAGAATAAAAATTTAGTTAGTGGTATTGATATCATACTATAGATTTATAAAATTCTGCTCTTTCTTTTGTTACAACATTTAAGTCGTATTTGTCTTTTACTGTTTCGTAAAGTCTTTCACCCATATCTTTAACCATATTTGGATTCTTCACAAGTTTTTCGATAAATTTGGCCCAATCAGAGTGATTTCTATTTTCATCAACTAAAAGAGCATTCCCATCAACAAAGTTACCATTTTCTAAACAATGTTTCAAATCTATTGTGTATGGACCTAAATTTGACGCAATAAGTGCTTTCTTGTAAAAACCGGACTCAATAACTTTTAATTGAGATTTCATTCTATTGAACATATGGTTTTTAATTGGTGCCAAAGATACGTCAAATTTTGAATAGTTTTTTGCGTAAGATTGAACAGGTTTTGTCCATACACGAACATATGATTCTGAATTTTCGTTTGAGAATTCTTCTTGTGTGTAATTTAAAAGATATTTTTTATAATCTTCTGAAACTATAGAATAATTTTGTGTAAAGATTTTTTCATATTGTGCCCACACAGTTTCGTGAGGTAGAATGTTTCTTTTCTTATGTTCTTTGGTCTGTGCATTGATTTCAGTAACGGTTCCTCTTGTATCAAAACCACAAAGAACGTATTGTAACTTGTCTGAGTATTTTGTTAATTTGCTGAATGATTGGTCCAACAACTGTAAGTCATGTAAGTGAGACGAACCTCCTAACCAACCAATTCTGATTTTGTCTGATTCAGGTGTTGGTTCTTTGAATTGAGATTCGTTTGGATTGATTGCGTTTGGAAACACAACAACATTTTTATTGAATTTACTGATTTCGTCAGCAAACAACGGTGTTGTTGTTGAAACATATTTTGCTGCTTTTAGATTTGCAACAATTTTTTCATTGATTTTATTCACAACAATCATGTCATGAATAGGATGCTCTTTTCCTGGCATCCAATAGTCATCGATATCTGCAACAGTTGCAATACCACTTTCGTTAAGTTTTTGTATTAACTCAAGTGACTTTTCAAAGTCAGGACTAATACTCCTATGGAATGAAACAATTTGATAATCTTTGAAAAAATTCAAATCATTCATAGGAACATCATAAACGATATCAACATGGAAATCGTCAGGATATTGAGTTTGTAAAAAAATGTGAGGGTCTACTGACCTGAATTTGCCCACTCCTGTTCTGTCAGAAGGAACTACTAAAATTTTAATTTTTGCCATTAAATTGTATTATATTGGGAAATATAACACTTTAAAACAAATAAGAAAAGTCGTTAAGATAATTTTTTAACTTTAGTAACTCTACCTTCAAATTGGTGTTTTCCAACTTTGAATGTGAACATCTCGTTAGTTTTTTCAGTAGATTCTGTGATTAAACCATTTTCTTTCAACGCACTTCTAACTGCCTCGTTAATCATTTTTTGAATTACTTTGTAATCAATACCTTGAGATTGAACTTGCGGTTGAGATTGTGAAGTTTGTTGTTTTGGTTTTGCAGATTCAGGAACATAATTACCATTACCCTCTTTCATTAATCTCGAAGCCTTTTCAATCAATTCACTAGATAATGTCATTTGAGGTTGTTGAGGTTGAGAAATTGGATGTTCCATCATTAACTTTTTGATTTCGTCAGGTAGTTTTGAATTTTTAATTGCATCTACTGAAGGAACTCCAACTGGTTTTGTGTTTGGAACTTGAGACAAATAGGGTTGTTGAACTTGTTGTTCTTGTAAAAATTCCTGAGGAATATTGTATTTTGCTTGAGGGATGTCGAAATCCTGAGCCATTGGCATTGATGAATATGATGATTCAGATATTGAATTACTTCTTTTCATACCATCATGTCTGTCCATGATAGCTTTTGATTTGATAAGTTTGTCCATTAATTGGTCCATAAATTAAAATTTTGAATTAATAATAACGCTAACCATGCTTTTGTCACCATTTGGATTGTATCCAGGCTTCATTTCTGTAAAATTTTCTCCTGTCGGTTTCAAAGATAGTATTTTATCCAGTCTGAAAAGTCTCCATCCAGGTAATGGTTGCTCACCTTTGTAGGCTGTGTGAGAAGAACCTTCGTTATCCCACGCCCTTACAACTTTATTTCCCGCTTTACTAACTCCCAAACAGACAGGTTCAATATCTCTTAAACCACGTCCACCTGGTTCATCACCATCATAGTATATAACGCACTTCTTCTTGTTCTTGATACAATCAACAACATCATCTATCGATGCAAGTTCGCAAATTAAACCTTTAAGTGATTCTTGGAGTTTCATTATGATATAGGGAAATTAGGGTAAGGTTTAGAAGAGTTGAATTTGTTTATTTTGATTTCATTTTTTCTCTCTATCACATCATCAATAGTTCCAGCTGCTGAATTGTAAACATCCAAGAATACACCAGTTCCTCTACCGAGTCTGTCTCCGTCAGCTAAAGCATCTTCGTTCGTTGAAGAATATGGATTACCTGCTGCGTTATAATCGTTTCTTGGAATTAGTTTTGCTCTTTCAGCATCTGCAAAGGCAGTAAGTGCATTCGGAACGTTTTGTGATAAGTCGACTGTAATTTCGTTCGCCATATTTTTATAATTTTGAAATTATTTCGTTTATTCTTTTAAGGCTTTCAGTAACCGCAGCATCATATTTTTGCATTGTCGATGCGTGTTTTTGAGAAGGTCTAACATTAGTGAAGTCTTTCTTCTCATGTGGTTTAATAAACTGATTAGTCATACCAGTTTCTTTTTTATTATCTTTTGTAACCTTTAAAGTTTCTCTCATTTTTCTTAATTCGTTGTTCACCCAATTTTTCATTTGAACTCCACCATTAAGAACGAATGAACCTTCTTTATGATTACCTTTGAAATTATCAAAAAAGTTTTTGATTCTTTTCAGTTGTTTATAACTGATGAATTTTTTTCCTTGAAGTTCTTGGTTTCTTTTGTAACCTTCGCTATCCTTATCAACATCACCAACCTTACCGAGAGAAACCCTCATGTGTTCTCTCATGTTTCTTGGAAATTCAATTTCTTTATCGTATAAACTTTTATTCACTTGATAACATTTTAATTAAATCTTTTTTAGAAAAACCTTGTTTCTCCATTTGTTTTATTAAAGATTTCATATTCTTTTTTAAAAATGAAGGAATTTCTTCATCATTTTTCTTTTTAGTAACTTCAGAGTTGTTTGAATTTTTCTTACCCATCAAAATATCTTCAACTACCTTAATCATTTTTTGTTTCTGAATTTCAGATAAAGTTGCTCTTGTTACAAAATTCTTGTCTTTTTTGAATTTCGAATTTTCATCTTTTTTTCCTGATGGGTCTTTACCTTGTTCTAAAGTTCTTTCCCAAGCATCTGGTTCAGCCATTTTCAATTCGTCTCTGAAATATTCAAAAGTTTCTTGACCATTCATATCTTTTGTTTCCTCAAATCCAAAAGCACCCGACATATCTTCTTCTTTAACTTCGTCAACAGATTCACCATAGTAAGTTCTGTAACCACGAGAAATTGGGTCGTTTGTAATTCTTGCGGCAGCAACAGTTTGGTCCATAGTTTTTTTCGGATGTAATCTTGGGTCTAAGATTGGAATTTTAGAATTCGAAAACGCTCCGTCTATATTAACCAATTCTTCTAACTCACCTGTAATTTCTTTTGATGATTTTTTCTTTTTTGATTTGGCACATTTATTCAAATATTTTTTAATTACCTCAACTTTGTCTTTTGGTATTTTCATCATTACATCTTTTTTTCTTGCTTCAGTCAAAGTTTCTTCCACAGAATAGTATAATGAATAATCATTTCCTTTATCTCTAAGGAAAAAATAATATGGTGATGAATAAAATTCTTTGTCTATAGTAATCATCTGTTTCTTTTTAATCTATAAATACTAGGAGATAAGGTATTTATCATTAGTTTATGTCATATCAGAATATTAATCAATACAATTATAGAAGGTGGGCGTTAATTCCATTCAATGAAATCACTGACATTTGCCTTGCATCAGATGAAAAAGACTATGACCAAGAGGTAGTTTTTTCTCCTTTGTTGATTGGTGAAAATGATGGGAATCGTATGCCGTTTAAGTTTGATATCAATCATTCAGCAACAACTTTATGTCAATCGGCAACATGTTCTTTTGATAATCAAACAATTGTTTCTGAAAACTATTGGAACCCAACTGATACTGACCCGAACTTTTGTCCGATAATTACTGACTTATGCGATGTTGGTTTAACAGGTATAGATAATGGACTTGTTAAAAAAATGTCTGGTGAAACAATCCAAATTAATACAGGTTTATATTCAAGTATCTCAGACAAATACAGTAGATACAAATATGATAGGAGAATGAAAATGCATCCTATCACAGGTTTCACTACAACAGCGAATAGACTTTGGAATGATAACTCGTATTCATATGACTTGTCTTATTCAAATGAAAATAATAGTGTAGGATGGTTTGCAAAATTGAATGGTGGATTCTTCCAAGGATTTTATAAAATAGCCGGATATGATTATCAAGTTTTTCCTGAAAGAGTAAATTTAGGATGGACAAGTGAATTCTTATTAAGATATAGATGGACTGGTGATACTTCAGTAGGTTTGAATAACCGATACCCTGATAATAAAGGAACATTCTTTTTCATGGGTGCGAGAGCTGAAAACAAATTCTATCACTATGCTGAAGGAAGTCCACCACAAGACACAGGATATACAAGAGTAACCTCAGGTTTAACCTGTATGCATACTTGTGGTTGCACAAGTAGTGCTAACACAGCCTCTACTTGTTATTCGGTTTATCAATTATCAGGAATTACAAACACAACTTGTGGTTGTAGTTGTTCTTGTAGTTGCTCTTCGTCAGCACAATTTCCTGAGAAAGACCCATTATATGATGGTGTTTCGAACGGATTATCTCTGAGGTTGAGTGGTGATAGTGGTAACCCGAGATTATGTATTAAGACATATAGGATTACAGGTGGTTGCGAATCTACAGGAACTTGTTTGACAGGATTGACATATGTCACTGGAACATCAGTAACTGAATGGTGTTCTACGAGAGGTATTTTTGATGACTGTAGAAATACAACATATATTAATGTTGAACACTGGGTTCAAATCGATGCCGTGTTCCAACGTAATGAATATTTTTCAGGATGTGACCTTTGGGATAAAGGTGGTCTTGGATTAATTGTTTCGGATGAATATACCGCTACAACAGCCAATAACAGTTTAAGTTTAATTAAACCTCCAATAACCCACGCAGATGTTTATGACCCTGAAACAACTGAGGTTGTTACATTCACAGATATTTGGATGGAGGAGAAAAAATATAGATTGGGTAAGTTAAAACTATTCGTGAATGGTAGATTGTTCATGGTTGTTGAAAACTTCGAAGAAATTATTCCACACTTAGTTAACGTTGAAAAAGAAAAACAAATTGGGGTTGGTTATAACATTTCATTAGGTGGGGGAACACAAGGTTTAAAAGATAACTTAACATTCTCAGGAACTTGTCCTGCAACTGTTGATGAGATAGTTTATCAACAAGACCCTGAATGTTTAACCACACATGACTTAGATAATACGATTTATTCAGGTTTAACAACTCACATCAAATTAGAGGAAATTTTCGGTGGAAGTATGATAGGTGATATCAGTGCATTTAGAATGTATACTGAACCCCTCAACGCTAGCCAAATTGCACATAACTTCAGAGTCTTAAAGGCAAGATATGATTTATTAGACCCTAATTGTCCTAACTGTAGAATCGTTGTTCCTGATAATGATTTAACATACTTAGCATTCCCTTGTAATGATTTGTATTATGAATTATTCGATTGCCCTACACCAACACCTACTGTAACATCAACTGTGACTCCAACAATAACACTCACACCGACAATTACTCCTACATCAACTGTCACTCCAACAATTACTGAAACTCCTACACAAACTCCTACAAATACTCCCACAGTGACTCTTACAGAAACTCCGACTCAGACTCCGACAATTACTCCTACGGTTACGACAACTTCAACTGTAACACCAACTGTATCTCAGACTGAAACTCCTACACAAACGCCAACTCAAACACCTACTCCAACACATACAAGATTCCCATTCTTATCCTGCACTGGCACAACTTCTGTCGAGGCGTGTGCATGTTCTTCAGGGACTGTGACAATTTGGGGAGATTTTTCTAATTTCGATGAGAATGACTTCTTCTATAACAACGCAATAGGAGATGTTACAGTTGATATGACAGGATTTTATGTGTTTGATTCGATAAGTGTTGAGCTGGATTCCAACGGATTTATTGTTGGGTCTTACAATCTTTGTCCAACAGTAACACCGACTCAAACACCAACAGTAACACCAACACCTGGTTTATCTCCAACACCAACTTCAACAACAACTCCAACAATTTCAGAGACACCGACACAGACACCAACAGTTACTGAAACTCCAACAGTCACACCGACTGAGACTCCTACGCCTACTGTAACAGAAACTCCAACAGAAACACCTACACCTACTGTTACTGAAACTCCAACTAACACTCCAACTATTACTCAAACAGAAACACCAACTAACACTCCGACTACTACAGAAACGCCAACAGTTACACCTACTGAAACTCCAACACCTACTGTGACTGAGACTCCGACTAATACCCCAACGCCAGGACTTAGTCCAACACCTACACCAACAATAACACCTACGATATCAGAAACTCCAACAAATACACCAACTGAAACCCCAACACCAACACCAACTTTGCCTGATAATAATTTCTTGTTACAAGAAGATTATTTCATGATTCTCCAAGAAGATGGATTCGGAATTTATATTGAAACCGAAATTCCAACACCAACACCTACCCCTACTCAGACTGAAACACCTACTCAGACTCCGACTAATACGCCAACTATAACACCTACTCAAACTCCAACTAACACACCAACACCATCTACAACATCAAGTATTGTAAACTCAGGATTGGTTATTCAACTTGATGCATATGAAAGTTCAAGTTACCCTGAAACAGGAACGACTGTTTTTGACATCACAAGTGGATTCAATCATACATTAATTGGTGCAACTTACACAGTTCTTAATGGTATAAAATGTTTCGATTGCACAACAGGAACTAATAGAGTTAATTTGGGAGTAACAGGTCCTACACTACCAACATCTGGATACACGTATATCACTTGGGCAAGATTAATAACAAGTACTGCTGGATTCAGAACATTACTTTACACAAACTCGCCAAAATATACACCAATTACCATTCCTAATGGAACAAATACATTAGGATATTGGGATACTTCTTTCAAAAGTTCAGGATATGATGTTGCATCTTCAGCTGACGTTTGGGTTCAGTATGCAGTAGTTGGAACAAATACATCTCAAACATTCTACATAAATGGTTCACAAGTAGGAAGTACTATCAGTGCAGGTGCAGGTGGAACCACACATTGGGGATGGGGTAATAATGATGTCGCTGGTCAACCTTGGGGACATGTTGCCAACATGTATTTCTATAACAGACAATTAAGCCTTGCTGAAATAACACAACAATACAATTATTTGGCACCAAGATTTGTGGAACCAACACCTACACCTACAACAACAAGCACTCCAACGGTTACACCAACTGTAACTCCAACTCCAACTTTACCTGACTTGGATTTCTTATTATTTGAAGATAATTCAGTTGCAACTGCGGAAAATGATGATAATATTCAAATTGATATTATTCCATCACCTACACCAACAAATACCGCAACACCAACGCCAAGTGTAACTAATACCCAAACACCAACATCAACTACAACTCAGACTCCAACAAACACAACAACCACTACTCCAACACCATCTACAACACCTAATGTTGTTACAACTAACCTACAACTTTATTTACAACCAAGTAGTTATGTTGGTTCAGGAACTGTTTGGGATACTTCAGTTGGAACAACTGATGCTACACTATCAGGTAGTCCAACCTATAACGTATCTAGTGGATTCACATTCAACGGAACATCATCTTTTGGTAGAATACCAAGTGTTAATGGGGTAACAAACTTTACAAATTCTCAACAATATACTGTCGAGGTATGGTTCAACCCTGCTAACGGTCAACCAAACTCAGGTGAAGCTGAATTATTAGAAAAATGGAACTTAAATAACGAAGCAAGATACCCTTACACTATTAGATTTAACGAAGGTGCGAGTAGTATGTTAGTTGCCGCCTTTGACGGAACTAACTTCCCTCAGGTAAGTGTAACAGGTTTCCCTGTGAATACTTGGAGACAATTAGTTGCGGTTTACGATTTTGTTGGTAAAACTCTCACAGTTTATAGAAATGGTGTATCTGGCGGAACTACAAGTTTAGTTGGTGTGGGACAAGTAAGTAATACGAGTCCTGTTGGTATTGCGGGTAGAGTTGCAGCAGGAACTGGAGGTTTACAAGTTCCATTCAAAGGAACTGTTGGAATAATAAGAATGTATGATACATCATTAACTTCTGCACAAGTTTTACAAAACTTCAATGCTGATAAATCCAAATATGGACTATAAAAAAAATTAATATAAAATAAAATGGCAAATACAAAAATAAGTGCATTACCACTATACACAGGAAACACCAATGGTACTTATCTTGTTATGGATAGTAGCGGATTAACAGAGACATATAAAGTCACTAAAGAAACCTTCTTATCTGGAAGTACGGGTGTACCTGTAACGGGAAGTTGGACTTTGACTACAGGTGCAAACACAGTTAGTTTTACAGTTACGCCAGGTCAATCATATGTTATGTGGGTGAATGGAAATATTCCAAACGGTATTGTTAATTGGAATGCAACAGTAACATTATCAAACAATAATGTACCTGCAATAGGTGTACAATATGGTTGGTATTATCTTGCGGGAAATGCTTTGGTGTTAACATCAATACCAAGTCAGATAGTTGGAACCGCGGGAAGTATTAGTACCTCATCACCAGCAGTTTCAAATACGAATACATTTACATTTGGTATAACCAATAACAGTGGTACATCTCAGGTAATTAATTACGGATATCTTAAAATAAGTTAAAATCAAAATACGGACTATAAAAACATATTTATAAAATAAAAATAAAATGCCCAATTTACCAATATCGCAATTACCATTAGCAACATCAGGACAACCAGAATCTTGGATGGCAATTGTAAACTATGATGTAGACTCATCAGGAATAACTAATAAAATATATTTTTCAGCTTTAACTGAACAATTTTCAGGTTCAACAGGAACAAGTGGAACTTCTGGTTCTTCGGGAACAAGCGGTATTGATGGTTCATCAGGAACAAGCGGAACAGATGGTAGCAATGGTTCTTCAGGAACAAGCGGAACAGATGGTAGCAACGGTTCTTCAGGAACGAGTGGTAGCTCAGGTTCTTCAGGTACTTCTGGCTCAAGTGGAACGGATGGTAGTTCGGGAACTAGTGGTATAGATGGTTCATCAGGAACTTCTGGTTCAAGCGGAACAGATGGTAGTTCGGGAACTAGCGGATTAGATGGTTCTTCGGGAACATCAGGGTCGAGCGGAACAGATGGTAGTTCGGGAACTAGCGGATTAGATGGTTCTTCAGGTACTTCAGGTATAGATGGTAGTTCAGGAACAAGTGGAATAGATGGTTCATCAGGAACTAGTGGAACAGATGGCTCAAGTGGAACTTCAGGTATAGATGGTAGTTCAGGAACAAGCGGAACAGATGGTTCAAGTGGTACTTCAGGTATAGATGGTTCTTCAGGAACTAGTGGAATAGATGGTTCAAGTGGTACTTCAGGTATAGATGGTTCTTCAGGAACTAGTGGAATAGATGGTTCATCAGGTACTTCAGGTATAGATGGTAGTTCAGGAACAAGTGGAACAAACGGCTCATCAGGAACTTCAGGAACTTCAGGATTGGTTGCCTCTAATTATGTTGCGAAAGGAGTTAAAAATGGTACACCTCAAACTATACCAAATGAGACCGATACAATAGTTACGTTTATAGATGATTTTGACCCTCAAGGTTGGATTACCTCTAACAAGTTTCAACCAAATATTGAAGGTTATTATACAATTCAAGTGGCTGTATGGTGGAACCCTGCTACATCAGGAGCAACAGGACAAAACAATATTCAACTTAGAAAAAATGGTACTACACAAGTTGCGATTCAACAATCGCCACTTATACCTACTGAAGGATATGGTCAAGAAATTGATATTATAGTATTTTTTAATGGTACAACAGATTATGTTGAAGTTACAGCATATAGTGCTAATCCAACATCTCAAAATATAAATGGAGCGGGAACAGGAACTTGGATTAC